ATGCCACGGGGGGCGCCTGGTGCGGGGGTGGGGGGTCACCCGCCCTGGGGTCTGTCGTCGCCCTGGTCGGCTACCTGGTCGAGCAGCTTGCGGGCGTCGTCGAGCAGGCCGCGCGTGATGTAGGCCGGCTGCGCGCCATAGCGGGGGACTACTTCGGTGTAGCCCACGCGCGCGTCGTCGTCGCTGTCGATGTGCTGCACGCCGATGAGTAGCACGGCATCGACGGGGATCGCGTCGGCTGGTGTGTCGTCGTCGTCGGCGCGGATGGCCTCGAACACGTCCACGATGGCGCAGTCGAGCGCGTCCAGTGCTGCCCTCATCGCTGGGCTGTGGGTCATGGTCCTGGTCCTGTCGTTGGTGGTGGGCTTACCAGGTGCGTGATGTGACAAACGTCGTGCCGGCTGGTTGTGCGTCGGCCAGCTTGTCGGACTTGTCCCTGTTGCAACAGCGGTGCGCGGCCTGCTTGTTGGGTAGCGTGTCCGGCCCGCCTGCGATGACGGGCACGACGTGATCCACCACGTATTCCCATGGGTCCAGGTAGGGAAGTTCGTAGTCGATTGGCTCGCCGCAGATCCCGCAATCGGGGTGCTTCTGAGCGCAGTCGTGGTACGGGCTGCCGCAATCGGGATGCCCGCGCATGATGGCGCGCCGGTCGCGGTCCCGCTGTGCGGTGTTGCGGCCGACGGCCATCAGCGCGCCGGCCTACGCGTTCCAGTCAAACGGGCTGTACTCGGCGCGGACGTGCGGCCGGTCCGGGTCGGTGGCGTCCTGCGATCCGGGGTACAGCACGTCGGGTTCCGGCGGTGCCTGTTCGATCTGGACGCGCGTCACCTGGTCGCCCTGCGGGGTCGGGGTCTGCGTCGACTGGGCGCCCTGCTGGGCGGTCGCTGCGCCGCCGGCGCTCGACGGGGTGGCTGTGGGCGCCTGGACGCCGGCAGCCTTGGCGCCTTCGGTGGTGCTGGCGTCGGTGGCGCTGACGCTGGTCGTCGGCTCGCCGCTGTCGGGCGTGTCCGGGGTGCTGGTGCTCTTGGGTGCCATGGTTCCTCCGTGGTCGCTGGTTGGTGCTGCGTCTCCGACGATAGACGCTGTGCTGGTCGGATTGCGTAGCTCGGCCTGCGCCGTCTGCGTCGGAGGGTTCGGAGAGTGGGCACGGTTAGCCCTGCGAACAGAGGCTAACCGCGGGTCGCGTCGTCAGGACGTCGAGCGTTCCACATGTCAGCGCCGGCGGGAATTACTCGCCAGCCGTGGCCGGAAGGTTCGCAGCGGTACCCGGCATCTGTGCGGCCGGCACGCTGGCGACGTCGGGCACGCCTTCTAGGTAAGCGTCGCGTCCGCTGCGATCGAATGCCCGCGACTGTCGGGCATGAAGAACCGGCGCCGTCTAACGGTCGGTGCACAACCTGGTCAGGGTCGGTCCTGTGGTTTAAGATGCAGGAATCATCTCGCGGTGATGTGCGGCCGGTCTGTCGGGGACTGTCTCGCAGCGGAAGCCCTGGACTTCGGTCTGGGGCTTTCGTCGTTGGTGGGAGACGTCAGCCGCACATGTCGGTGTTCAGTTGTTCGGCGCGGCCGGCTGGACCTCAACGGTCCCGTCTGGTTCGCGTGATGGTCACCGGCCCGCACTGGGGCGCCGGCGTGGTGTCGCGCAGCTTCACACGCGCGCGCCGCATCTTCTTGCGGGGCGCTCTGCGGGACATAGCGACCAGTTTTACCCGCCGGCCGCGGGGAAGTCCAGACAGACAGAAACGGCCGCTACCCGTTGGGGCAGCGGCCGTCTGGTGGCGCCAGATGTTGTGTCGGTCAGAACAGGGTGTCGGCGTAGACCAGGCCGGCGTCGTCGACCACGACGGGCGCCGCGACGTCTTCGCGGGGGACGGGCTGCGCCAGGTTCGCGCGGGTCCATGTGCGGTTAAACGCTTCGAGCGCGTGCAGCTTCTCGCCGACCTTGGCGCCCTGGACGATCGCGGCCAGCGCGGGATCGGTCAGCGGGAAGTTCCCGCGGCCGGCGTGGAACGCTGCGTGGCCGGCCTCCATGCCGATCAGTTCCTCCGCCTGCCGGATCGCGCGCGCGTCGCTCAGCTTGCCGGTCAGTTCGTAGGTCCGGCCGGCCAGCTGGACGCGGGTCGCCCAGGTGGTCAGCAGTCGCGGCTGGTACCGCTCGACGACGGCCGCGGCGCTCACTGGTCGGCCTTGGCGGTCTTGGCGGCGATCGCGAGCAGCATCGCGTCCCGGTAGCTGCCGGCGAAGTCCAGGTCCATGAAGATCGCGTCTAGCTCGGCGTCGATCTTCTCCCGCGCGGTGATGGCGTCGCTGATCGCGGCGCCGATCATGCGGGTTTCGGGGGTCTTCGGCATCCGGTCCAGGTGCAGCAGGTCGGCGAACAGCTGGTCGGTGGTGCGCTGTTCGATCAGGCCGGCCATCTTGAGCGCGGCCGGCGTGATCTTCGCGGCAGCTGCGGGGACGCAGACGCAGTAGGCGCCGGCGCCGGCTGCTTTCATGGCGCGCGATGCGGCGATCGCTTCGGGCTTGGTGGCGTACTCGCCGGCGTAGCGGTTGTTCTGCTCGAACCCGTCGGTGATCTTCACGGTGTAGGTCTTGCTCGCGGTGTTGGTCATGGCTCAAGTGTACGTCATGTGACGTACTGCGCGCAACCCGTTCGTGATGCTGGTCAGGACGCCAAAACGGCCGGCCCGCGGTGGGCCGGCCGTCCTGGTGGGGTCACTGGTGGGATAGTCCGCTGTTGACCAGCAGCCGGATCGCGTCTTCGGTGTCGACGTCGTGGCGCTGCGCGTAGTCCACGACTTCCGGCCAGCGCGCCCAGCTGCGCGCGTCGAGCACGTCGGCGACGTCGGGCGCCTCTTCGCCGACCAGCAGCAGGCCGACCAGTTCCAGCGCGCGTTCCATTTCGGCAATGCGGCCGTTGGTGTAGCTCTGGTGAGACAGCAGCCCGTCGTGCCAGTTCGCGGCCATCTTGTCCAGGTCCGCGCGCGCCTGGTCGATGTTGTACCGCAGCGATCGCTGCCACTGGCGCAGCGCCGGCGCGTTCACGCTGCGGCCTTCGGGGCGCACTTCTCGGCAGCCTCGAACGCTGCGCGCGCGGTCGCGATCAGTTCGTCGGCGACCTCGGTCGCGGTGTCGACGAACAGTTCGGCCCGGTCGAGCATTTCGAGCGCGTAGGCCAGCAGCCGCGCGCGACGGTCGCGCAGCTGCGCCACGGCCTCGGCGTGGTTCTTCGCGGTGAGCGGGGGAAGGTTCAGCATGTCGGGTTCCTCTCGGGTGGTGGGGTGGCCGGCCGGCGGGTGCCGGCCGGCCTGGTGATCAGCGACCGATGCGGCGCGCGTCGGCCAACGTCTGCGCGTAGTCCTCGGGGGTCCACACGGCGACCAGGGGCGCCGGGGTCGGCGACAGCCGGCCGCGGAGGTCGGTCGCGTAGAACTCCCAGATGGCGAACGCGCTACCGTCGCGCGCGATGGCAGCCCAGCCGGCCGCTTCCAGCGCCTTTTCGTCGTTCAGCATGTGGACGGCCTTCGCGAGCATGTTCGCGTAGTAGGCCGGCGTCGCGGGTCCGCCGATCGCAGCGGCCGGAACGAACGCGTGGCCGTAGTGCTCCCAGCTGTTCAGGAACCCCTCAGCGGCGCGCAGCGCGTAGGACTGGAATCGGGCGGTGGTGTCGGGTGTGTGCGTCATGGTTCATACGGTACGCCACTTTACGCGCGCGCGCAACTCGTTCGTCTGACTGGTCAGCGGCGGTTTCTGCGCCGGCCGATGACTTTCCGCGCTTTGTTCTTCCGACACTGCGCGTTGCTGATCTTCGCGGATTTCGTCTTGCTGTAGCCCTTGCGACGCAGTGCGTCGTACACGTCCGGGCACTTCAACGATTTACGCGTGCCGCCGCGCTTCCCTTTCGCCATGGGACCATCATCCGCTCATCGGGGACCAGGGCGCCGTAGACGTGGCAGATCCACCCGTTGCGGCGCGGGTCCGGTGTCAGCGACCACGCGCCGCAACAGGGGCACTTCATCGACGCGGCAGCCACATCGGGCCGAAGTCGGCCGGGTCGCCGGGATACCGCGCGCTGTCCGGCGACGTCGGGTCAGTGAGGTTCCGCCATCGCTTCGCCTCGTCGCCGAACTCGGTAATCCACTCGGGCAGCGCCAGGACGTCCAGGAACATCACGCCGGCGCCGGTGCCGCTGATCGCCACACCAAACACGTCGACCCCGAACACGGCCTGGACGTGCAGCCCGTCGAACCACTCCCAGGAACCCAGCCGCGGCGCCTCGTCGTCGCGCAGCTGGTCCGTCCGAACGATCAGCTTGTGGTGGTCGGGTCCGTCGGGCAGCGATCGCCGCCACCAGCACGCGCCCAGCGGGTGCCACTGGTCGAGCGGGTCGGGCAGCGGCAGCGCCGCCCATATCCGGCTCACTGGTCCGCCGCCGGCGGGACGATCGGCAGCGTCGGCGCGGCCAGTAGCTCGAAGTCGCGCGCGAACTCGGCTATCCGCATGTGTAGCTGGCCGGTCGCCGCCCAGGCTGTCGACGCGTGCGCGCTCGGCTCGCTGCGCGCCATCTTCGACGCGTTGATCGCCAGGGCCAGCTGTTCGGCCATCAGCGCGCCGGCGTCCTGGTGCCGGCAGTCGGGGCAGCACTTGCGGCCGTAGCCGGTGCTGTCGCACTTCTTCGCGCTGCTGTTGCAGTCCAGGCAGGGCAATCGGGTCACGTCGGGGTTCCTCCAAACAGGGTTCGTAACAGGTCCGGCCGCATGTCCACGACGTCGAGCGTCATCCGCTGGAAGTGCAGCACGGTCGGATTGTGGCCGGGGTTCGCGGTGCGGTGGTCGATCGCCCAGCGTTCCGCGGCCCAGCGGCCGGGGTCGGTGTCGGGGTGCTCGGTGCCGGGGAACACGCGCGCGCCGTAGTCCGGTTCGATGACGCCGGGGCAGTCGTCACACTCCGCGCGCCAGCCGGCCGGCAGCCGGCCCGCGATCGCCGGCGCCCGGTCGGGTTCGATGCCCAGCGCGTGAAACAGCGTGTTGCGGACCTTCGTCACGGTCGCCAGCAGATCCGCGACGGGATCGGGTTCGGGCAGCGGTGGCTGTCCGGTCAGCAGCCGCATCCGGTTGTAACAGCTGCGCTCGAACGTGCCGCCGTAGACCGGCATGATCCAGCCGGCCGCGCGGATCTGCTCGCCCAGCTGGTCGACGTCCAGGGCGCCGTCCAGTTCCAGACGCGTCCACTCGCACAGGTCACACGTCACGCGCCAGGGCTGTCCCGGTAGTCGGACCGCGGCCATCAGCCGGCCACCTTCACCAGCTGGACGTTCCGAACCTCGTCGGGCATCGACAGCAGGCCGGCCTGCTGCTGCTCGGTGCTGTGCTTTGAACCCAGTCGCTCGCTCGGGGTCCAGTCGCCCGTCCAGTGACTCACGTACTCCCAGGACAGCCGCCACACTTCGCGGTCTTCCTCGACGTAGCGTTCGCCACAGTTGCAGCGGTCAGCGTTCGGCCGGCGCAATTCGGGGACGTTCTGCGCGCCGGACCACACCGAAGAGTGCGGCCGGCCGTCGCCGTCGAGCGGGCAGACGTAACTGGTGTACGGCTTGAGCACGGCGACGTGAGTGTGTTCGCCCTGCTCATAGGTCTGCTGGCATTCGCCACACAGCCGCTTGCCATCGCGCCACTCGCGCGAGAACTGGTAAACGTGCTCGGCCATCAGAGGGATTCCCGGAACCGCTTGGCCTGCTCTTCGAGCAGTCGCAACACGTCCCGCCGGTCGGCGCCGTTGCTGATGTAGTTGCAGCGGCCGTCACTGCTGCCGAACGGGAAGACCAGGAGCACGAACCCGGTCTGGCGGTCGTTGCCCTGCGCGCCGCCGTTGAACGCTATGTCGAGCGCGTGCGCGACGTCCTGCATCATGCGCTCATATCCGGGTTCGATCGGCTGGTCGCCCAGTTCGGTGGTCTGGTCAGGCATGGTTCATCGTTCCTTTGCGGTTGTCGGGCCACGCCAGCAGCGCCAGCGCGGTTGTGTGTCGTTCCTTCGGTGTGAACGGGATCGGGTCGCCCAGCTTGAACGCCGCCATGGTCGCGTATGCGATCGCGTCGGCCACGTCGTCGGGGTTGTCCTTCTTCCGCCACTTCGACAGCGGCGGTTCGATCTGTCCTAGGTACCACGCGTCGATCACGGCCATCATGTCCGGTTTCGACGCGTTGCCGGCGCCGGTCACCCAGGCTTTTGCCTTCTTGTTGTCGACGACGACGACGGGAATGTCTCGCGCGGCGAACGCCTCGAAGATCAGGTGCCACAGGCCGGCGCGGTCGAACTCGTTGCCCTGGTTCCCGATCGCGTAGGGGTGCCCTTCGATCACCACACAGTCCGGCCGGCCGCACGTCACAGCTGCGCGGTAGACCATGCTGCGCGACTGCCGGACCCGGTTCGAGCGCGACGCCCAGCTGGCGCCGTTGTGCCCGTCGCGCCCGTACCGGCCGAAGTGACGTAGCCGGCCGTCGACCAGCACGGCGACGCCCGTACTGGTCAACGACGGATCTATCCCGACGGCGATCACGATGGACCAGCGTGCAGCGTGCAGCTGCCGGCCGAACACGCGGGGCATCCGCCGGCCGGCTCGCCGACGCTGTGATCGTGCGTCGTCACAACGTGGTCGGGTTCGTCGTCGTCCTCGACGACTTCGCAGTCCACCACGCCGTCGGGGTCCGGCCGGCGTCCGGCCGCGGCGCGCTTCGCCACGTTGTCGAGCACTTCGGCCGCGCGTATCCAGGCGCCGGCCAACGCGCGCGCCTGGTCGGCCGTGCGGACCTCGGCGCCGGCCATGTAGACATTGCTCAGGATCGCGGCCCAGCGGCCCAGGTCGTCGGGATAAACGTCGATCCGCGCGTGACGGTTCGGCGCCAGTTCGTCGTCCGGCGGTGGCATCACGAACGGGATCGCGAACCCATCAATCTCGCCGTCGGGTCCGTTCGGGTGCCAGTTCGGCAGCGCCAAGACCAGCGGGTTGAAGATCGCCGCGTTCTCGCGGCCCTGCGCCGGCGCCATCAGCCGATCACCAGATCCAGGTTGTCGCGGCCGAACCAGACCTGTTCGCCGTCGGGGTCGAGCGCCACCAGGTATTCCGGCGGACTGTCGGCCGATAGTCGGTTCTCCAAGATCCGGCCGGTTCGGTCCTGGTGGTCGCCGGACTTCACGCGGACGGGCCACTTCTCGCCGTCCAGTTCGAGCACGTCCGGCGTCTGCCGCTCGCGGACCTCGGCCAGCTTCGCCTGGACGTCGCGGTGGATCTGCCGCCGGCGATCGCGGTAGCGCCGTTCGCCGGCCTCGACCAGCGCGCGGCCGGCCATCAGTCCCACGATGGCCTCCACGTTCGCCAGCTGCGCCAGCACGTCCGCTTCGTCGACCAGCGCGTGATATGTCTCGGGCAGCGCGTCGGGGTCGGCGCGGCCTTCGAGCGCGGCGCGGACGTGCGCTTCGCGTAGCGCCTGCGCGTCGCTGATCCGGTTCCGCGCCTCGACGTATGCCGCGGCGCGGTCGTCGAACTGCTGCGTGGTGTCGGTCATGGGGTGGTGCCTCTCTTCTGGTGGTGGTCAGGACACAGGTAGCGCCCTGGTGTCGGGTGGGGGAGGAACTGCCACAGCCGGTTTTTCGCCAGCGCCTCGCGCGCCTCGGACGGCAGCCGCATGGCGTCGCAGTCCTCGAACGAACAGAACAGCGGGGAAGGTTCGACGGTGCAGTCTGGCCGGTGCTCAGCGTCGCCGGCCTCGACGCGGGCCAGCAGCACGCCGCAGCCGCGGCACGCCGGCGCCGTGCCGGTCCAGTTCGAGCGCATCTGGTTGCCGGTCAGTTTCGGCATCAGCCGGCGGACTCGCTGGCGTAGCACTGCGGGCAGACGAACCGCAGATGAAACGACAGACCGGCGTCCATGATGACGCGCTGGCAGCGAGTGAACACGGTCAGCGCCACGCCACAGCCGGCGCAGTTGTCGCCGCCTTCGCTGCCGGCCGGCGCCCGGTCGTGCCAGTCGGCCGCGCCGGCGCGGCACGCCTCGCAGTGCTCAGGGTCCGGCCGCGGCTCGCAGACGATCGTGCCGTCGGTCAGGATGCCGACGTGGTAGCCCAGCTGCTCGGCGTACTCGCGGATTTCGTGTTCGGCGATCGCCTGGTCGATCGCCTGGTGTCCCTGCATGGGGTGTGCCTTCCTGGTGGGATAGGTGGGCGCCGGCCGGCCGCTGCTTGACCGGCCGGCGCCCGGTCTATGCGGTGTCTTCGATCAGGTCGCCGTCGCTGAGCACGTAGCGTTCCGTGACCAGCGTCAGCTTGCCGCGGGGTTCGCGGCCCAGTGCTTGCCGTTCGGCCTGGTGGGTCGGGGTGTACCCGGTCCAGTAGGAGAACGTCACAGGGCCGGACAGCCGCGACATGAACCCGCGCGCCGCCCGGATCGCACGCGCCCGCGATCGGTACATCTTCGACGTCAGGATCGGTTCGCCGTTGCCGGCGCTGATCGAATACCAGTAGTCGCCGGTGTTGCTCGCGTTCGGGCCGGCCTCGTTCTGCCGAACGTACAGCGGACGCTGCGCCGGCGCCGTCATGTTCCCAGCTTGTCGGAGAACTCGACGCCGGTCCCGCCCAGTCCGTCGTCGCGGATCGCGGCGGTGCCGTCGCTTTCCACGTCTTCGGCGTCCGCCGGATCGCCGGCGTCGGGTTCGAGCGGGTTCCCGTCCTCGTCGAACATCGGCGGTTCGTTGTGCTCTTGCTCGGCCTGCTCCGCTGCCAGCTGCTCGGCCTGCGCCTTCGCCTTCGCAGCGTCGGCCATGGCCTTGATTTCCTCGCGGGTCGGCGGCTTCGGCGTCCCAGGTCGCCACATGTCGCCGACGCGTCGACAGCGCCGGATCGGCACTTCCACTTCGCCGTTCTCGGTGAACCTGGTCGCCTCTTCGGTCACTTCCAGTTCGACCATCAGCGTCACGCGTTCGAGTCCGCGCGGCGCGTTGTCGAGCGTGGCGACGTGCGCGCCGGACAGGAAGATTTCGGCCCGCTCGCCGCGCTCCTGCGGCTGGTCGGGATCTTCCACGTCGTCGAGCGCGTTCGTGCTCGGCAGACCTTCGGGCTGGTCGGTCACAAGTCCCACGGTCAGACCTCCTTCGGTTCGTCGGATTCCGCTGCGTCCATCTGGGGTTCGCCCATCAGGAACCGGCGGAACTGGTCGGCGTCGCTCACGATCACGTCGGCGCTGGCGCCGGGATCGTTCTGGATCGCCGATGCCAGCGCGATCTTTCGAGCGAACCGCTCGTTATCGGTCAGTTGCACTACTCGTTCCCTTCACTGGTGGGTTCCGCCACGGTTGCGGCGGGTTCGCCGGCCGCGATGCGTGCCACGACGGCATTCGCTTCGTCGACCAGGACGTTCTGCTGCTGCCAGGAATACAGCTTGTCGGCGACCAGCCCGATCGCGTGGTCGTCCAGGTCGTCGGTGCTGGCGATTTCCGGCCGGCCCAGAATGCCCTGGTAGAGCGCGATTTTGCCGTCGCGGTTCGCGTCGTCGCTGTAGCCGGCGTCGCCCAGCAGCCCATAGAGACGCTTTTCGAGCGCCTTCCGCATCCGCGACTTCGGCCGTTCCGGGTCCGCGGCCGGCGCCGTGTTCCGCTTCGCCGCGATCCGCTTCGACTTCTCCGCGGCCTCGCGGTCGACCTCGGCCTGCTTGGTCTGCGCCGCGATCTGCTCGGCCGTCGGCCCGTCGGTCTGCGCGGCCGGCGCCGGTTCCGGCTCCGGGGCATCGTCGCCCTGGTCCTCGCTCACGGCGCCGGCCGGCGTCTCCGGGGGTTCCGGCGCGGGGTCCGCTGCCGGCTCGTCCTGCGCCTCACTGGCCGGTGCCGCGGCCTTCTGTTCCGCGGTCTTCGGTCCGACGGTGGGGTCTTGGTCCAGGGGGACTTCCTCGGCGAAGATTTCGTCCTCTGTGACCACGTTCGCCGGCGCGCGGGTCGGTTCCGGTTCGTCGTCGAACGTCTCGGATTCCAGGTCTTCCTTCGAGTAGCCCAGACCCATGAGCACGTCCGGCGCCATCTCGCGGCAGACCTCGGCCTGCGCCTTCGCTTTCAGCATCGTCTGGGGGTCGGTGATGTACTTCATGTTGCCCAGCACGGACACCTTGCGCTTACCGTCCCAGAACTTCTCGACGCTCACCCAGTCGTCGTCGTTCAGCGGGTCCGGGTTCTCGACTCCCGGCTTCGGCGTCGGCACGTAGCCGGCGCGCTTCGCCCGCGCGATCGTCCACGTCGAGCGGTACTCGTCGCCGTCGGTGTCGCGGCCGACGACGGTCACGGACTCGTCGGACTGCTCGACGGTGCGGACCTTGTAGCCGGCCTGCTTGAGCAGCCCGACCATGGTCCGCGATTCGAGCGTCGGCATTCCGTGAATCGGGATCACGCGCTGGACGGCCTGCCACGGCTTCAATCCCAGTTCGGCGCCGTACAGGATCGCCGCGGTCGCGTCGGCCTGCTTCCCGAACAGTCGCTTCGGGATCAGGCTGGTTCGGACCAGCTGGCCGGCCAGCTTCCACGCCGTGTTATAGACCTCGGCGTGTTCGTGCAGCGCAGCGACGGCCGTCGACTGCCGCGCCCGCGCCGGCGGGAACACTTCGAGCGTGCCGGCGTCCTGGTCCTGGTGTGCGATTTCGGTCATCGTTCCTTCTCTCCTGGTGGGGTTGGTGGTGCTCATGCCGCGTAGAACCGTTCCAGCGACTCTTCGATCTGTGACGTCGCCCAGCCGGCCATGCCGACTTCGTGGATTCCGTCGTATCCGGGCCACTGGCCGGACTCTGTGCAGCGCGCGAACAGTTCGATCGCGGCCCGGTTTTGGCGCCGGCCCAGTTCGACGACTTCCGGCTTGATCCGGCACACGGACACGGTGAACGGCGCCGTCTTCGCCTGGACGATGAACAGGAACCCGACGTTATCCAGGCCGATTTCGGCCAGCCCGTCTTCGTAGAACGCCTGCTGCTGGTGGTACCCGTAGTCGACGACGGCGCGCTGGAACTGCGCCGGGTTCGCGCTGGTCGCGGTCTTGTAGTCGATGCAGATGGTCCGGCCCAGCCCGTCGGTCAGGAAGTCCGGCCGGCAGCGCAACCGGACGCCGGTCGCGTCGTCGTGCCAGTAGACGCTGTGTTCGGCCTGTCCCTTCGACAGCAGCCGGCCCGCGATCCGGTGCTGGAACACGCGGCCGGCCATCGTCTGCGCCTTGTCCATGTCCCACTTCGCCACCGGGATCTTGCCGACCTTGCGCGCGTGCGCCTCCGCGGCTTTCCACTCCGCGGTCGACTGGGGAACCTTCGCGATCTTCCCGTCGGCGGTGTGCCCGCACACCTTCGGGTCCAGCAGCGCCAGCGCGTTCCCTTTGCCCAGCACCATCTTGTGCGTGACGTGCCCGTAGTCGAAGTTCTTGTTCACGCCGCGGTCATTGCGCCGGTTCCAGTCGAACTCTTCCGGCGTCGTCGACAGCAGCGCGCGCGCCCCGCTCGACGACAGCGAACCCAGGTCGCCGTGGTAGACCTCTTCGGCGACGCTCGAATAGATCCCGTCGTTCGGCGGAACCGCGTCGGTGTAGTCGCGCCGCGGCGCGGTGTCGACGAACCGATGGCCCAGCTTGGAGCAGTCCAGGACGTCGCGGCAGCCGAAGCACAGCCAGACCTCATGCGCCGTGCAGAACGCCGGCACTTCGCCCGGACGCTGCCGGCTGTGACGCTGCGAATATCCGCAGTTCTGGCACTTGATCGGGCGAACCTGTCCGGCGGTCATGCGACGGCCTCTTTCCATCCGCGCAGTTCAGCCTGCGGGATTGCATAGCAGCGGGTGCGGAACTTCGGATCGTTGCTGATCCGCTCGGGCCGGATCAGTTCGTCGCGCGTCGCCCAGCCAGGGAACCGGACGACGAACGAGAACTGGCCGGTGGCCTGGACGATCGCCAGCGCGTACAGCTGCGCGTCGGCCTTCGCGGACAGCGGGCAGATCAGTTCGCCGCCAGCGTGCTTCGTCGCCTTCACGTCCCAGGTCCAGCCGCCGATCGTGTAGTCGGGGGTGCCGGCCCGCGGGAACGCTGTCAGATCCGGGAAGATGCCCTGCCACTTCGCGAACGCCAGTTCGCCGACGACTCCGATCAGGTCCAGGTCCGCCGCGGTGCCCAGCGATCCGCAGTCGGCGCGCTGGTCCTGGACGCCGGCCGCGCCGTTCACGAACGCGCGCTGCGCGGCGACGTGGTGCGCGACGGACACTTCGCCGGGGTCGAGCACGACGCGCGTCATCCGCGCGGCCCGTTCAGTTCGGCGTCCTTGAGTCGGTTCGACTCTTCGAGCGCGGCCGTGTTCGCGTCGATCGCCCGGATCAGGTCGTCCAGGCGCTCGCGCGACTCATCGTTCAGTCCGATATTCACTGGTGGGATTGCCTTTCGAGTCGTTCGAGCAGTTCATCAGCCGCGCGCGATCCGCGCGGACGTTCTATCGCCGCGGTGTGCCGCGGCCGGATGCCGGTATCGCTCGCCGTGAAAGCGACCGCGCGGATCGCTGCGCGCTCGCCAACGAACCGACAGCGGACCCCGGTCTTGGGTTCGTCGTGATCGTGGTAGGCCACGACTTCGCCGTGCTTCGGGTCCGGTTCGCGGTGTGTCCCGCATTCTGCGCCGCAGATCGGACAGAACCGCACCTGGAACCCAGGCCACGCGCGGCCGTCAGCCATGCCGGCGAACGTAGTCGACGCCGCCCCACACGATCGCGACCAGCGCGACGGCGATCGCGACCCACGCCGCGACGGTCAGGCCGACGGCCAGGATCGTGAGCGCGATCAGCAGGCCGGCGCCCAGTCCGCCCAGGATCGCGTTCACGCTGGAACCTCGACGAACTGCGCCCGGTCGAAGTGCAGCCGTGTCCGCTGCCGGCCACAGGTCCGGCTGTTCTCGGCCACTCCGACGCACCACACGCCCGGTTCGACGTTGCAGACCGGGCAGGTCCGTTCGAGCGCGCGCCGGACGGCCGGATCGCGCGGGTCGGCCAGCCGGCGCCCGTTCGGTCCGCGGCCGTGGTCCCAGATCCCGGTTGCGCGCCCCATGGCTCATTTCCTCCCGCCACGCCATGCGAAGTAGATCCCCCAGCGCAGGAAGATGCCGGTCACGCTGTGGTCGTGCCAGCGGTCGTCGTTGTCGTATGCGAACTGGCCGGTGTCCTCCCAGAACCGCACGTCGACCCCGAACTGCCATCCGTCGGCTTCGCCGCTGGCGTGCTCGCTGTCGGCCACAATGTCGCCGACCGACAGGCGCCAGCGTGAATCCGGCCCGTAGCCCGGTCCGCCGTACCACTCGCGGTTCCAGTGCCACCAACGCGTCGGCCGCGGCGTGTCCTCGTCAATGTCGGGTTCGGTGGCGAACCACTCGCGCGGGTGCCTCATCCGGCGATCCCAGCGTGGCCGTCGACCAGCCCGCGGCCGGCGCCGCCGCCGCCGATCGCCACGACTTCGATCCGTTCGATCCCGCGCCGTATCTCGGTGCTGAACCCCTGGACGTCCGGCGTGATGGTCAGGAACATGACGGATTCGCGCAGCAGCCGCGCCCGGATCTGGTCGAGCGTCACGCGCCCGTCGGCCGGCCGGTGCTCGCCGGTGTGCCGGTAGACCGCGATCCGGCCGAATGCCGCGTCGGTGGCCTGGACCAGCCGGTCGAACAGCCGGACCATGAACGCCGGCGGTTCGACGAACACGGCCAGCAGCAGCAGCGCGCCGGTAATGCCGCCCACGATGATCGCTTGCGTCGTGGTCATGCGACGTAGACCACCAGGACGGCGCCGGCGTCGTTCACTCCGAAGCAGCGTTTCGGGTTCGTCCACTCCCAGACGTCGGTCGCGGTCCGGCTGCACTGCATCGTGTAGAACTTGCCGGTGACTGGCGACGTCGCGATGACGGTCCAGCCCGGTTGCCAGTAGAACGCGCGCCGCACGTTGTCGGCGAACGCGCAGCTGGTGTCCGGGGTGGCGACGCCCGACAGCCCGGACGGGCACACGTCGAACGTCTCGGCCTTCGCGTGGCCGGCGAACCACAGCGCGCCGGCGGTCAGGACCAGGATCAGCACGGCGACGGCCAGCACGGCACGCCAGCGCGATCGCGGCGCGGCCGGCGCGCGGTGACGGCCGATCGGCCGGCAGCTGAGCACTTCGTATTCGTCGTCGTCCAGGTCGACGTAATCGGGGTCCAGCCGCTTCGCCCACGGCGCCCACGGCGCGCCGGGGACGGTGCCCAGCGTGCAGTCCAGTTCGTCGATCGTCCGGCCGATCACGGCGTCGCGGTGCGCGATCTGCTCGTCGGCGTCCAGCCGCGCGATGCAGTACGGTTCGCACGGTTCGCCGGCCGGCTCGAAGCACAGGTCGCAGTCGGCGTCCGGGTTGCGCCGGTAGGGCAGCAGCGGCCGGTACGGCAGCGGTTGTTCGTCTGGCGTCATGGCTTCGGCCCGTATCGTGTTCTCTGACATGTCGAACTCATCCTTCGGTGTGTCGTGCGGTCGGCGCTCCGGGGTTGGGGCGCCGGCCGCGTTTCTTATTCTCCGCGGGGTGCGGGGGTCAGGTGGTGGAACGGCCGGTCGGCGTCGCGCTCGACGGCCTCGAACTGGTTGGCGCGGTCGCGCAGGGTGGCGACCAGCACGTCCACGTCGCCGGCGGCGCGCCGGCCCTCGTCGGACTGGAACAGGATCGGTTTCCAGCCGGCGATGATGGTCGCCGCGATCCGCAGCAGTCGAGAGTCGGGCAGTTCGTCGAGCGCGGACCGGATCGTCTCGGGCTGGATGCGCGCCGGCCCGCCGATCAGCTGCGGCTGCGCGCTGAACTCAGGACGTCCGCGGACGACGACGCCGGCCGCGATCAGCGCGTCGCCGGCCAGTTCGCGCCATGCGCGGATCGCGCTCACGACTTCGACGCGATGTAGTCGGCCAGCGCGGCGCGCGCCTTCGCGATTTCGCCGTACAGCCGGACACTCTCGGCGTCCACGACGTAGCGGCCGAACTCGTTCTTGTGCGCCAGGACGTCGCCGCGCTCCGCGGCCTTCTGCAACGTCCGCAGGTTCACGCCGTAGCGTTCAGCCGCGACCTGCAACGTCAGTTCTTCAACGGGTGGGGTTTCGGTGGGGTTGGTCATGCTCGACACGGTACGCCACTTGTCGCAGTCCGCGCAAGACAGACGCGCCGCCCGAACTTGTCGGACGGCGCGCCTGGTGTTCGTTCGTTACTTTCCGCAGTCGGGGTCTGGCAGCGCCGGACGGTCCTTCGGCCGTGCTGCGTCGTTCGCGTCCTGCTCCGCGTGGATCGCTTCGATCCGCTCGTTCAGCTTGCCGGCGCGCTCGAAGAACACGCGCGACACGTCCAGCCCGTACCGCTGCCGGACCGGATCGTTGACGTCGAGATTCCGCACGGCCTGGTCGCGCGGCTGGATCAGGTCGCCGATCCACTCGACCAGGTACCGCTGCCCGTCGGCCAGCAGCGCGCGTTCCTCACGCGACAGCCGATCGTTGTCGGCGCTGATCTTCTCGTTTTCGGCCGTGACCCGCCGCGACGCGACGATCGCCTGGATCAGTTCGGCTTGGCAGTCTTGGACGCGTTCGGCGAACGCCGCGGCCTGCTCAGCGTTGCGCTGGTTGTCGGCCGCGTTGTCCGACGTCGTGTAGACCGACCAGGACAGGAACGCCACGGCGATCGTGCCGATGATCCAGCGCCGGTCGATCGCCAGCGCCGCATGGATCGGCGACCGCTTCCGGCCGTCCGGCAGCGGCCGGTGCCGGTTCAGCCAGCACGTCTTCGCGAAGCACCACAGCCGCGACAGCGCGAACCCGATCACGATGCCGACAACCAGCGACCAACTGAACAGGTTCGTGAACGCGCTACTCATCGTCGCCCCCGTCCTGCTTGACGTCGGACGCCGGCAGGCCGGCGCGGTGCGCCGTCTCCGGGTGCTCAGTCTCGGCGACGGTCGCCGCACGATCGGCGACGACGGCCGCGGCTTGCGCCGTGGTCTTCGCCTCCCTCACGTCTTCGTCCCGCTCAGCATCGCGTTTCTTCTTATCGCCGCTGAGTCCGCCAAGCAGTGCGCCGCCGGCCAGACCGACCAGCGTCACCATGCCCTGCGGCGCCGTGCCCACCAGCTCCCAGATGAAATACGCGGCCACGATCGCGATAGCGAAGCACAGCGACAGATTCGTGTCGGACAGCCAAGAACGATGCCGCGGCCCGTTCCACGGTGCCACGGCCCTACTCGGCCGCGCGGTGACGGCCGACGTATTCCGGGTCGATGGCCTGCGGAACAACCTCGCGCACCAGGTCGATCGTCTGGTCGGCGTGCGCCGCGATCTGGTCGAGCGTCGGCGCGCTGTTGGTGAGGAACGTCGCGGTGCGGACCAGCGCGGCGCAGACCACCGCGATACCGCCGCCGATCGCCACCGCGGCGCCGTTGCCGGTCGGCAGGATCTCGGTGACGTAGCCGGCGAACGACGTCAGGAACAGGACCAGCGCCGACAGCAGCGCGGCCGTCGCCTTCGCCTTCTGCGACGGGGTGTACTTCGACAGCATGGGGGATTCCTCTCGGTTGCGGTGTGCAGTGTCCAGGCTATGCCGCCGGTCGCGAAACCCAGTCGCGGACGTGCATCTTCGCCAGGTCCAGGTGTGTCGGACCTCCGGGCCAGGCCGGGTCGATGTGGTACCGAATGTGTGGTCCGGTGCCGGCGAACAGGAACTTGAGTCCGATCGTCGCGGCCTTCGCCGCCGCCGCGGTGCCGGTCAGTTCGTCGTCGGGCACGCGGCCGGGGATCAGCCCGCCGATCGACGTCAGCAGCAGCGGGATCGCGAACCCGATCAGTCCGACCGGCCCGCCGGCCAGCGCCGCCAGCGCGCCCGGAATGCTGATGCCGGCCTTCTGCGCGACGACCGGGATCGCGCCCACGAACCGGATCGCGACCTGAGCAATGTCCCGGAACGCGAACTGCGTCACCTGTTCGTAAACGTCGTCCATGATGTCGCCGGCGACGCCGCCCGGAACCTGCGCGTACATGTCGTCGGGGTTGGTCAGCCAGCAGTGCCGGTAGTCCTGTGGGTCGCCGTACTGGATCGTCGAGATGCCGCGCCCCCACGGCGCCGGGTGCCCGAAGAACCCGCCGCCCATGGGTCGGGTTGGGTCGCCGAAGCTGAACGAACAGACGTAGTTCTCCGGGAAGTTCTTCAACAGCCAATCGCGGAACATGCCGCACGCGACGGCGCCGGCGCTGTATCCGCCGAGCACGACGCGGATCTTCGGGTTCACCTTGCGCCGCGCGATGAAGTCGGCCTGCGTCCACGCCACGGTGTCCTGGACGCCCTGCCACATTGACGGGTCGCCGATACCGCCGGCGGTGCCGACGGGGATTCCGCCCATCGTCGCCGCCCACGGTGGGTTCACTTCCTCGACCAGATCCGCGACGCCCTGACAGACCAGCGACACCAGATCTTGCCCAATGACGCCGCCGGTGCCGCGCCACACGTAGGCCAGCGCGCGCGGGCCGGCCGGCAGCGGGACCGCGACGGGGACTTCCTGCTTGGGTTCCAGGTCCATCTGCCGCTGGACAGCCCAGTCGAAGATCCCGTCATCGTTCACGTCCGGCCCTGGTCGCCGGCCGGCCAGCACCAGTTCGTGAACATTGCGCCCGTACTGCTTGAGCGCCTTACCGAACGCCTCGGTGTAGACGTCGGTACGGTCGCTGCCGATCGCCTTCCCGTACAGGTTGCCGGCCAGCTTCGCTTTCGCCTTCGGGATCAGCCGGTGCCGGTCGCCGACCTTGTTCGGGGGTGTGTATGCCATCAGAGAACCAGGCCCATCTTCGTTGCAGTTGCCGGCCCGACCACGCCGTCAGCGGCCAGCGGTGGCCGCAGTCGTTGAAAGTCCCGGACCGCCGCTTCGGTGGCCGGCCCGAAGTCGCCATCGACGACCAGCTTCGAGTACCAGCGTCGCAGCGTCTCCTGTAGCCGGCGGACGGCCGGCCCGGTCATGCCGCGGTGAATCAGCACGCCGGCATATGCGGGCGCCGGCGCCGGCGGCAGCGGGACCGGCGGCAGGCCGGTGTCGACGATGATCGGCCGCGGACCGTCCTCGCCGGGGAACGCGAACCCGGACATGTCTTTCTCGACCTCGCCGCGCAGCCACGGCATCGACATGTTTCCTGGATCCCATTTGCCTTGAGCGCGGCCGGCGTAGTCCTTGTGCCCGATCAGTCGGTCTACTCCGAACCGCATCCACGACAGCAGCGCCGCGCAGGTGTTGCGGATCGCGATGATCTGTTCGCGCCGCCAGGGTTCGTCGCCCGCGTTGCGCTCGCTGATACCGCTCCCGCGGTACGGCCATTCGCACTCAATGCCGATCAGGTGCCAGTTGCCCATGTTCGTCGGCAGCCACGGATACGAACCGGCGCCGGCGTGCCACGCGACGCCGGCAGCGACGATCGTCACGGTGCCGTCGCGCGCGATGTGCAGCTGCGACAGCGGCCCGCGCAGATCCGGCCGGCCGTCGGCGATCGACCGCGCGGACGCCGGCCCGCCGGTGTGGTGGACCATGACGCCGCGAATGTCCTTGAAGTCGCCGTGACCTCGGTTGCGCCAGCCTGGATACTCGACGAGATTCGAGACTGCCGGCCGCAGCGCGTCCGGTAGCCAGATGGGGTCGCCCACGGTGTTACCTCCTGGTGGTGGGGCGGGCGCCGGCGCGGGTGCCGGCGCGGGTCGGGGTGCGGTCGGGTCGCCAGGGTTGCGGGCGCCCCGTAGCCATGGTGCAGGGTCCAGCTGCGAACCAGCAGCCCAGACCGTCGGATGGACCTCGAAGTGCAGGTGGGGGCCGGTGGACTGCCCGTTCGATCCGACGTAGCCGATCAGCTGGCCGGCCTCGACGCGGGCGCCCTGCTTGAGTCCGGTCGCGAACGCGTTCCACATGTGCCCGTAGACGGTCGTGCCGGCGCCATCTTCGGCGGGGTGATCGACGACGATCCACTGCCCGAACCCCTGCGCGGCGCCGATGTGGACGACCGTGCCGGCCTGCGCCGCATAGATCGGCGTGCCGTCTTTCGCGGCGAAGTCCAGGCCACGGTGGACAGTCCCCCAGCGCGGCCCGAACCCGGACGCGATCTGATAGGTGCCCTCGCGCATGGGCAGGTAGCGGTCAGCCACAGCGTCCTCCTACGGCCAGAACAGCAGCGCGAACGCCGCGGCTCGACGGTGCCGCCAGTACGGGTGATCGGCGATCGCGCCGCTACACACTGGACAGCGATCTTCGGGATGCCCTTCGCGCGCGTCCGGGTCGGACATGCCGAAGCTGTCCAGCCGGTTGAGCAGCCGGCGGATCATTCGGGGGTCGGCGCCTCGTCGGCGACGACGGCCTGGTCCTCGACGGGCGCCGGCTGGACGACGGGCTGCGGCGCGTCGGGCAGGGGCCGGGGGCCGGCGTCCAGCTGCACCCAGTCCGGCGGGGTCGGCCGGCCGAACAGTTCGACGTTGCGGACCGCGGGGTTGTTCGCGTGGACCTCGCGCAGCTGGTGGACCAGCCGGACCGCGGTTTCCTTGTCGTACTGCGCCGCGCGGATCGGCTGCCAGCTGGCCTCGTCTGCGGGGTCGCTGTTGCTGTCCGTGATCGCGTCCCAGCCGACCGCGTACTGCTCGAACTCGTCCATGTGTGCCTCTCTGGTGGGTTATGCCGCCAGTCCGGTGAATCCGAACTGCATCGACGTCAGGCGGATTATGTCGCCGGCCGCGCCGCCCTTGACTACGGACGCCGCCGCGGTCCACAGCGGGTTCCCGCCGGCCGGCCCAGCTGCGTCCCAGAGCGATCCGTGCGAGATGTTCTCTGTCGCGTTCAGCGTCAGTTCGGGGGTGCCGCTGAGCAGGATTAGCCCGTTGGCTGCCGCCGAGAACGACACGGCGATCCTGGTCGTGACGGCCGCGGGGTTGTTCGCAGCGACCGCGCCGGGGTCGCCGACGTGGCCCTTGAAGTAGACGACCGTCGGCGGGGTCCAGGGCACGTTTCGGAACGTGTGGTCCAGCAGTTTGTTGACCAGGTACGCGGTCGGGCCTACAGACATGCCGCCAGCCTAATCCCAGTCGAGCCGGTTATACCCGATCGCGCCCGCGTTGCCGGCGCCGCCGGACCCGGACGAACCCTCTTTACCGCCACCGCCGCCACCGCCGGCGCCGATCTGACCACCCGGTCCGCCGCTGCTGCCGTTGGAGCCGAACCCGGACCCAGCCCTACCGCCGCCGCCACCGCCGCCGCCGAGCGTGCCGCCGCTGCCGCCGGCTGCGCCGGCCGCTGCCTGCCCAGTCTGCGCCGAGCGTCCGCCGAGGCCACCGCCGCCGGCGCTGCCCTTGTTTGCGCCGCCGGACCCGCCGCCGGCGCCGGCCCGGTTCGTGTCCGGCGGGACGTTCGGGTTGGTCGCCGCGTAGGACGTCATGCCGGCGGCGCCGTCGCCGCCGTCTTCGGTGTAGTCGACGATGACGCCGGCCGGCAGCGCGCCAATCACGCCGCCCGGACCCGCGAACGGGTTCGTGGTCGTGCCGCCGCCGGTGCCGCCCGGTCCGGTCAGGGTCAGCGCGCCGGACGTGAACACGGACGGGTTGCCGGCGAACCCAGCGTTACCCTGCGCGCGGGTGCCGGTCGCCGCGCCGCGCGTGATCGACCAGGTGGACGCCAGCAGCGATCGCGGGACGTAGACGCGCAGCCGGCCACCGCCGCCACCGCCACCACCGCCGTTGCCGCTACCGGACCCGCCGCGGGTGCCGGCGCCGCCGCCGGACGCGCCGCCGCCGGCCAGCGTCACCCAGACGCCATGCGTGCCGGTCGGGGTCGCCTGCCCAGATAGCGCGACGTTCTCCTGCGAGTACGGCACGAACGAGGACACGACGTCGTAGGAAAAACTCGAGCCGGCCGCGGCGCCCACCGACGCGAACGCGATCATCGCGACGGCCCTCAGCCCGAACTGCTGCGCGGTCACCGCGATCGACGACGCGGACCAGGACGCCACGGACCGCAGCGCGAACTGCTGCGCCGGCGCCGCGGTGTTCACCAGCTGTAGCGGCTTCACGCCGGCCAGCCCGAGCGACTGCGCCGGCGCGCCCAGCGACGGGGTAGCGGCCAGCGCGACGACCTTCACCAGGCCGATCGCCTGCGTCGCCGCCGAGACGTTCGCCAGCTGGACCCGTGCGATCTTCCGCAGTTGGAGCAGCTGCGCCGACGTCGCGGTGTTCGAGAACACGGCCATCGCGATCTTGCGCAGCGTCAGCGATTGCGTCGAGCCGGCCAGCTGGTTGAGCGCGATCCCCTTCATCGTCGACATGGCGAACGCCTGGACGGGATCGGCGACGTCGCGCATGTCCAGCGCCAGGACAGCCCACCAGCCGATCCGGGTCTGCTCGTCGACCGGCGCCTGCGCGCTGTCGAACCAGCCCGGAACGATGATGCGGGTCAGTTCGGGCGTGTCCTCGAACCAGCCGGCCACTACGTGCTCCGCGCCGTCACCCACGCGTTGCCGCGGGCGCCATCGCCGCCGGAATAAGCCACGGTGTAGATGCCGCCGTACCCGCCGCCGCCGCCGGCGCCAGGTGCGCCACCATTGGCGCCTGGACGTCCGCCGCCGCCGCCGCTGCCGCCGACGTAGTTCCGGCCGTTGTAGACGATGCTGCCGGGGGAACGGCCGGTGCTCATCGGGTCTGTGCCGCTGCCGTACTGCGTCGCGCCGGCGCCGGCCGCGGCCGTCAGCGCAGCCTTGCCGCCGGCGATCGCGCGCCGCGTGGACGGGGTGCCGGACTTCCCGTTCTGTTCCTTCGCGCCGCCGGCGCCGCCGGCGCCGACGTCGAACACGATCTGCGTCGCGTTCTGCGGGAAGTCGACGCCGCGGACCAGCGTTTCGGTCTGCCAGACGCCGGCCGCGCCGCCGTAGCCCGGTCGCGTGTCGCCGCCGTTGCCGCCCTTGCCGCCGCCGGCGCCGCCGAGCAGCACGACGTCCAGGTACTTCGCCCAGGCGGGAATGTCGTAGACGATGCCCGAACCCGGCAGTGAGTATTCGGTGGTGCGCGGCGCGTAGAACGGTGGCGCCACGTCGCCCGTCACGATGCCGAACGCCACCCATGGGACGTCGCCGCCGTAGGGAATCGTGCCGGCTGCCATGTTGCCGACCAGCGTCCCGGTTCGGACCGCGGACGGCCGCTGCGGAACCTGCGTCGGGTCGCCGACGGCCAGCCCGTAGCGGGCGCCGATCTGGTGCGTGCCGGCGCCCTGGACGCGCCACGCGAACCCGAGCACGTCGCCGTGTGCAACGGTGACGCGCGCCGCGGCCTGCATGTCGTAGCGGATCAGTTTCAGGCCGGCCGACAGCTGCGGCAGCAGATCCGGGGACGTGTGGATCAGCGTCGCCGCGCCGGTGGTCTTGTCCAGTCGGTAGACGTCCACATAGAACGCCGTCATGTTCGCGTTGCCCTTGCCGAGCCACTGGATCGAACCGCGCTGCGCGTCTTCGGTCGCGATCCAGAACGCCATCGGGACGGACGCCGCGGTCGCGTTCAGGTAGAGCGGTTCGCCGTTGCTCGCGGTCGCGTCCGGGATCGGGAACATGGACACGGCCGTCGGGTCCATGCCGCTGTCGAGCGGCTTGTTATCGCGGATGCCCAGGATCGCGTTGTTCCACTCGCCGACCTGGACGGCCTGGTCCGCGACGTCGGCGACGACAGCCGCCGCGTTCGCCGCGTCAGCGATCGACTTGTTCGAGCCGATCCCGCGCGCGAACCCGCCCCACAGCTGGTTCCACGTCTCGGTGATCGTCTCGCCGATCGACGACAGCCCGCCGACGCCGCCGACGTTGCCGGCCGGGATCGCGCCCAGTACCTCGAACAGATCCGCCAAGTTCTTCGGCCCGTCGAGCACTTGCCGCGTGATGCCCGTCCACACCTGATCAATCACGGACTGGACGCGCGCGATGCCGTCCTGCAATGCGCTCACCAGCCCGTTGACGTAGTTCTGCGGCAGCGCGCCCGACTTCGCCAGCCGGCCGTCGTCGAACCGGACCGCGCCGGCCGTCGCCCACGCTGCGACGGTAGGTTCCAGCACGACGTACTCCGCGTCGTCGGGAACCGGCCAGTTGACGGTGGACAGCTTCACCCAGCCGGCGGAATCGCCGTTCGCGCCGCCGACGGCCAGGACAGCCGGACCGCCACCGATCAGGCTGTGGTCCGGCCGGTATGCCGCGATGTTGCAGCGGACCGGGCCGGCGCCGCTGGTGACCAGGCCGGTCCACTTCGCCCAGATTTCCAGGTCCAGCGTGTCGTCCGGCCCGACTTCGATCGGCGCCGAATGCAGAATGTGCGTCGTGCCGTCGGCCATCGTGTAGGCGCAGCCCGGACGGGTGCGGCCGTCGGTGTCGTCCCAGTCCCAGTCGAGCAGGCCGGCCAGCGTCGCTTCGTCGTCGAACGACGGGTCCGGCAGCAGGTTCGGGTTCACGTTGCGGATATGCGACAGCGGCAGAACCGGCAGGCGCCACGACGGGATCAGCCCGCCCAGCTGCGCCTTGAAGAAGTCGGCCAGCGCGTCCAGCGCCTCTTCGGGTGCCGGCGCGCCGCGCAGCCGCTCGTACAGTTCGCCCCAGTTGGCGCCCAGCATCCCGTCGGGGATCGACCCAATGAACTGTTCGATCGCGTTGTCGACGCTCCAATTGTCGGGGTCGAACAGGTTCACGCCGCCGAGCAGTTCGCGCAGCCGGTCCAGCGCATCTTTGAGCGCCGTCAGGTCCAGGCCGGTGACGTCTTCGAGTGCTTCCAGCCCGTAATCTTCGAGCGACTGCGCGAACGCCGCCACCATGTCGATCGGCGACAATTCCTTGAACCGGCCGACCTCGACGGCCAGCTGCTTCGTCGGATCGCGGTCGACAACCAGCCGCTTGCGGTCGTAGACCTTGCCGGCCATCAGGCGCCGCCGGCCGCGGCCTCGTCGAGCGCCGCCAGGTGTGCCCGCTCAGCTGCCAGCCACTCGTCGCACTTCCATTTGAACTCAGCGGCGAAGTAGTCGAACTGGTCCTGGTTCAGCCGGCCCAGCCCGGAGAACTCGAACCAGTCGAAGCTGTCGACCGGCGCGCCGAGCAGTTCGGCCATGGTCGGCGGTATGTCCTCGACGGCCAGCTGCCGTTCCTCGTACTCGACCAGTTCCAGCCGGTCGCCGGCCACGGTGTTCTCGAACGATTCGCGCGCCAGCCAGCGCGCGATCGCCTGGTCCTGCTCGCGCGTCTCGACCGGCCCGCGCGGGATCGGGACGACGGTCTTGTATCGCTTCTCATACGCCACGGTCAGATCCTCACGCCGGCACGAACATGTAGTCCAGCTGCGCGTAATTCCGGTTGAAGATGTACGCGCCGAACAGACCATCGTTGACCAGCGCGACGTGGATCGTCGCCGCGGTGCCGGCGGGGACCAGGCCGACGCCGTTGTCCGGCGCGATCGCGACGGTCGGCGTGGACGGGCTGCTGCTGTGCGGGCCGACGTAGGTCCAGCCGAGCGGGGTACCGACGCCGCGGCCGATCAGGTCGCCGGTCAGCGGATCGCCCAGACGGACTTCGCAGCCGATCGTCAGCGGGTCGCTGTCCAGTTCGACGCCAAACGCCTTGAAGTGGCCGGCCACGCGCAGCGTCGTGTCGTAGTCGAGCACTGGGAACGTGTAGGACAGGATCGGCGCGCGCTGCGCGGACCCGTTGAAGTTGGAGAACGCGCCTTCGGGGATCGTGCCGAACCGGACCAGCTTCGTCGACATGTCCGACGGTCCCCACTTGCCGTTCGGCAGCTTCGTGAGCACGGTCCCCACCGACGCGCCGCCAAACGCGCTGTTCGGGTCGTAGTTGGTGATCTGTTCGAGCGGACCCATTTCGCCCTGCGGACCCTGCGGCGACAGCGCGCGGATCTTGTAGAACGGCTTTTCCGGGGTGCCGCCCTTCTCCACCTGGTCGCCGGCCGCGATCACTTCCGGCGTGCGCTCGCTCATCGGGATTGTCTCGAACAGCAGCGTGATTTCGGGGGTGGCGCCGGTCTTGCCCGTCGGCCCTGGTAGCGCGGTGTGGAAGTCGTTCACGCCGTCCCACACGTAGACCAGCCCGCCGTGGAGGTAGCCGTGGTTCTTCTTCGACTCGTCCCAGTCGGTCGGCAGGTTGATCGTGCCGTCTTCGTTGAGCGGTACCGGCCATTCCAGGTCCACCATCGGCGCGTTCTTGCCGGGGAACCCGCGCGGCCCGATCAGGACGGTGGTCGTGATGACAGCTTTGCCGTCGACCAGTTCCATCGTCGCCGACGCCATCGGCGGGGTATCCGGGTCGCCGACGATACCGACCCACGTCCCGGCGATCATGGCCTGGAACAGCGCCACCGCGTCGCCCGTCGTCGGGATGCGGTGCGTCCGGTAAAAGTCGTCAATCTCCTGGTCGGTCAGGGTGCCCGGTGCGGTCATTTCAGCGCCTCTTCGTCTATCACGATGTTGGTTCTAACCTTCCATGGAATCGCCGCGTCGGGGTCATCGACCGGCCCGTCTGCGCCGGATTGCAGCCGGCGGATCGCTGCGTCGCGCTGCGCCGGCGGCAGCGCCATTATCTCTTCGAGCGTCATCCCGTCGAGCGGATCGGCCGGCAGGTCCGGCGCGTCGAGCGCGACCCACTCGACATATCCGTTCGGGTACTGCCGGCGCTTTACCTTCGGCTGTCCGCCGAACTGCGCCGGCAGGCAGCGCGCGAAGTGCCAGGCCAGCAGCGGCTTGAGGTAGCGCAGGTCGTAGCTGAACCCGTTCTTGTCGACGGGGTTGTCCAGCAGTTGATCGAACAGGTAGACCAGATCTTGCGCCGGCTGCTGGTCCGGCGGTATCTCGAACCCGAGACGTTCGGCGTCCAGGTCGCGGTGCTCGTCGAGCACGTCGAGCGGCGACCGCAGCAGCGCGTTCATCCGGTCGATCTCTTCCGGTGTCGGGCCGGCGTATGCGTCCATCAGAAGTTCGTCCCCTGTCCCATCAGTGTCGCGAGTCCGTTCCAGAACTCTTGCGCGGTGCGCGTCACCCGCGCCAGCCCGCTATCAGTCTCCCGGTCGTCGCCGATGCTGATTCGGAACGTCTTCGGCGTCGTCTCGTCCTCCTTGAGTCCGATCGCCGAGACGTGCCGCTGGTGCAGGATGCCGTCAATCTCGAACAGCGCGGGGTCGCCCATGTCGACGTCCAGGAAGATCCGGTGCGGCCGTGCGTTGCGGACCTCGACCTTGAAAACCTGGTGCGGCTTCGTCTTCTCCAACCCTTCGCGGATCGTGAGCGGGGTCGCGATCACGTAGGCCGACCCGCTGCCCTGGACGAACTCTTCGAGCAGGCCGAAGTCGCCGCCGTTCAGTTCCCGGTTGACGTCGGTGTAGCGGATGAACGCGAACCAGACGTCATCGCCCTGGTTCTGGTAGACGTTTTCGATACCCTCCGTCAGCGGGATTTGCCCGAAGATCGCGACCGCTTCGGCGATCTTCGACAGCGCGTAGCGGATCAGGAACGTCTGCACCTGGTTGAGCCACTGCGGCGACTTTCCGCCGGTCATAATGGTTTTCGCGGTGCCCTTGAACATGTGCCGTTCCGACGAGATGATCGCCGAGCGCGGCCCGTCACGGAACACGATGGACGGCTGCTTCGGTGCGGCGCCCAGCCACTTGCGGACCAGCGGATCGTTCTCGCCGTCGCCGTTCTCGTCGGCGTAGATGATCGTCCCGATCAGGTCGTCGGCGCTGCCGGCGATCAGTTTCAGCGCGCCGTCGGGCGCCAGGCCGGTGACGCCTTCGTATTGCGCGCGTTCCTCGACCGCCAGGACGATGCAGTTGCGCCGCGGCCGTGCCAGCTGCTCGCCGATCAGCATTGCCAGTTCGGGGTGCGGACTGTCCTCGTCCTCTTCGAGCCACACATACGCGCGGACCTGACAGCCGGCGTCGCGCAGCATGGCTTCGGTGACCTGGTGCGCGTCCTGCCACCGCGACATGAGCACGGACAGCCGCGACGTGTCGGTTATGGGGTTGACGAACTGCATCTGTAGCGGGTGGTTCAGGAAGGACCAGTTACCCGGCAGGCCCAGCCCGAGCGCGGCGCCGACGTAGGCGCCGGGGTTGAGTAGGTTCGTGAACACGGCCAGGGCCGGGTTGAAGATCCGCGCCAGGTTCGCCGCGCCGGCCGTCGCGATCGCGGTCCGGCAGTTGGCCGGCAGCAGGAAGCACTTAATCGGCTGCGCTTCCGGCGGCGCGAACACGGTCGCGCCGAACAGGATGTGTTTCCAGTGCTCGCGGTTCTCCATCAGCTGCAACGTCACGGTGACTTCGCCGTCTTCGGCGCGGCCCACCGCGACGTCGGTCACCTTGAAACCCCAGCGCCAGCGCCAGTTCCGCCGGTGCGGGTACGGGTCGACGATGAAGTTCAGATCCTCTTCGGCCCGGACGTCGGTCCGCAGGAAGTTGACCAGCCAGTCGGACCCGCGTAGCACGACTTCGCCGGTGCCGGTGTCGTGCTGGATCTGCTCAGCGTCGAACGCTTTGTGGGTGTGAACCGTGCCGATGTAGCGCAGGTTCTTGTCCATCAGCCGGTATAGCGACTTCGCCTTCGCCTCAGCGTCGATGACGCGCCGGCGCGCGTTGATCTGGTTCCAGCTGTCGATCGTCGGGTTCGTGGTCGACGTCGGCCCGAACGGCGTCGCCATCAGGACCAGCTAGAGCGGTAATACTGCGGCACGATCATTTCGATGGACCCGTTCGGGTTCGTGTGCGTGACGTCGATGTGCGCCACGCTGCGCGGGGGGATCATCACGTCGAAGTCTATGCCGCCGGGAATGCGCCGCTGGATCGGCAGTTTCGCGTCCAGCTGCGGCTTGAGCAGCAGTTGCATGAACTGCGACTGGCGCAATGTCTTGTAGATCTGCCCGTCGATCGGTTCCAGTTCCGACGTGAGGGTCTGCCGCGCCGGGTCGGTGTCCACGAACACGTAGGCGCCGTCGTCGGGCAGCAGGTTCGGAATCGGGATCATGTTCCCGCCGTTGCCGTTCTGGATGCGGACCCCGTAACCCTTCTTCCCGTCGATCACAACGTCGTCGCGGCTGGTCCCGCGGACGATGAACTTCGCGGCCGACTCGAACGTGCCCTTGTTCGCGATGCTGAACGTGTGCCGGTCGAACCCGTCACGCGCGATCACTTCCCAGTCCGGCTTCCACGCGTCGGTGATAGCCGGCTTCGCGTAGAGCGGCCAGGGCATGTGCAGCTGCGTGCTGATTATGTTCGTCGCGTTGCCGTGCGCGGTCGGCGACACGTCCTGGTCGCGGCGCCACTTTTGGCCCTTGATCGCCGGAATCCAGCGCAGACCGGACGGCCGCGTGAAACAGCCGAGGAATCCGGGCACGGTGTCGCTGAACGACTGCCGGAAGCTGTCTTCGATCGTGAGCATCCCCATTTTGCCGGTTGCCGGCCGGTTGATATTCGCCGACGGGTTGATCACGAACCCAATGTCGACGACGCCCATCATGTAGTCGGTGCGCTCGCGTTCCGCGCCGATCAGATACGGCCCGTTGCTATAGCGGTGCTCGAACTCCAAGTCGTCCACGCCGGACAGACCCTTCGCCATCACGACGCCTTCGGTGCCCTCGCGCGGCCCGGAGATATGCCAGATCTTCCAGTTCGTCGCCGGGTGCATCCAGAACCACGACGGATCTTCGGACCGCAGAATGTGGCCCTTCGGTCCCATGTCCTCCCAGCGCGTGAACCGCTGCCAGGACGGGTGCGCCCAGTCGGTCGGCGCGTAGGCCGGGTTGCCCTCGAAGTCGTTCGGGTGCGCCGGCGTGTCGTAGTAGAACTCGTCGTCGAAGTTGACCAGGGGTTCGCTCATCAGTGAACTTTCGTCGTCCGGGTGCGTGCGTTGAACTGTGCGTCGAGCGTGTTCGCGACGGCCTGCGGCGACATGCCGGCCTGTTCGATCACGACGGCCGGACCGGGCGCCTGCCCGTTGCCGGTGCCGTGCGCCGCGGTGTCCGGTGCGACGTTGGTCGCCGGCGTGGCGCCCACCATCGCCGCGGCCGGGTTCAACATGCCGCTGAGCAGATCGCCGCCGCTGCCGGCCGGCTGGTCGCTGCCGTCGCCCAGCAGCGCCTTGCCCAGCCAGTTGACGCCGGCCATCGCTGACTTGACGTGCGGCCACTCGAACGGGTTCGAGAACACGGACCCGTCCAGGCCGATCGTCTCCATCAGCCCGCCCCACAGCGACTTCCCGAGGTCGTCGAACCCGCCGCCGCTGCTCGCGTCGTCGCGCGCCGACGACAGATCCTCGACGCCACGTTCCCGCAGCGCCGCGTCGTCCTCTTCGGCCCGCGTCGCCTTCTCGACGGCGCGCGCCTTCGCGTCGGTCGCGTCTTTCAGTTCCCGGTTCGCGACGTCCAGGCTGTGCTGCGCGTCCCGCGTGTCCTTGCCGGCCGCGCGTAGCTCGTCCAGTCGGCGCCGCGCCTTCTCGACGGCATACGTGCGGTCGTCGACTCGCTGCTGCGCCTGCTCGACCGCGCGCTTCGCGTTGTCCAGCCGGTTCGACGACGCGTTCAGTTCCTTGTCTGTCGCGGCCCGGTAGCTGCCGCCGGCCGACGTGCTCGACCCCAGCGACGTCGCGCCGCTGCTCGACGAACTGCTGCCGCCGCCCAGCGATCGCGCCAGCGACACGGACTCAGCGGGGACGTCGACTGACGCCGCGCCGGCGCCGCGGCCTTCGCCCAGGATGACGTGAATGTGGTCCATGTGGTTCTGCGTGTCCGAACCGCGGTCGCTCATCACCTTGCCGCTGGACCAGTCGCCGCCGTAGCCGAACGACGTCTGCCGCCAGATCATCCCGTTGGCGCCCAGTGCGTCGCGGTTCTTCGCGATCCACGACGCGATCTTGTCGCCGAGCGCCTTACCTTCGCCCTGGTAGTTCGGGATCATAATGTCCATCGCGTTGCCCGAAGAGTGCTCGCCGTAGCCGTCTTCGGACCGCCGCCCGCCGATCCTGCTGATCTGCGGAAACGTCTCCATGATGGTGCGGCGCATCCAGTCCGCGCCGGGGTTCAGACCTTCGGCGAATCCGGGGAACAGCTGGTGCATCTGCTCCGCGGTCGGGGTCCAGCCCGCGTTCAGCGCGGCGACCAGGACGCCGCCGCCGGCCCGCATCGCGCGTTCCTTCACGATGCCTTCGCCGTCGCTGATCCGCGCCAGGATGGAATCGCTGGTGCCGGTGCCCGGACCGGACACGACGCCGCGGCGCGACACGGTTCCGCCGGCGAACCCTGGTGGCCGGCCGTCCGCGTTGCCGGGGATCAGCGCGCCGATACCGGGGATGCTGTTCAGCTTGTCGACGACGCCGCCGATCCCCGACTTAATCTTGTCGAGCACGCCGCCGATGAAGTTCCAGACCGTCTCGACGACGCCCTTAATCGCGTTGAACCCGGTCGTGAACGCGTCCTTGAGCCAGGTAATCGACTTGCCCACGGTGTCGACGCCGGTCTTGAACAGACCCCAGACGTGTTGCACGCCGTCCCACCAGGTCGTGATCGCCGACTTGATCGCGTCGAACGCCGGCACGGCCACGCTGTTCCACAGCCACATGATGACGTCGCCGACCGCGCGGATCGCCGGCTGCGCCGCGGCCCAGACCACTTGAGCGCCGGCCCACCACGTCTCGACGGCCAGAGCTATCCCCTTGAACGCCGGCACGACGACGTTGGTCCACAGCCAGCCGATGACGGCGCCCAGCGCCTTGAGCGCGCCGATCGCCACGGTGAAATTGAACTTCTGGATTGACAGCCACAGCCGGCCGACCCACGCGACGGCCGGCTGGATCGCGGTCCAGACCGTCTTCACGGCATTGACGAACGTGCCGAACGCCTGCTTCGCGACCTCGCCGATCCGCATTACCGACGGGCCGATCTGCGTCCACGCGGTCGCCAGCGTCGTCTTGAGCCAGTTCCACACGGTCGAAACGGTGGTCTTGATCCCGGTCCAGATTTTGTCCCACAGCTTCCGGCCGGTTTCGGTCTTCGTGAAGAACGCCCACAGCGCCGCGCCGACGGCCACCACGGCGCCGATGATCAGGCCGATCGGACCCAGCGCGAACGTCATCGCGACGCCCAGCGCGCGGGACGCGATCGTGGACGCGACGGTGGCGACCCGGTGCGCGCCGAGCGCGACGACGTTCCCGCCCAGCGACGCCGTGCTGGCGCCGGTCGCCGCCGCGGCGACGCCCTGCATCACAGAGAACGCCATGCCCGCGGCCTTGCCGGCGACCATCGCGGTCGTGATCAGCTTGACGGCCGCGCTGCCGGCGACCAGCAGCGGCGCCAGCGGCGCCATGTGCGCGACGATGGACGCGATCGGTGGCGCGATCTGCGCCAGCACGCCGGCCCACGGCGTGAACGCCGTCACCAGCGCCGGGATGATCGGCGACAGCCGTTCCATCACGTTCGACAGCGCCGGCATCAGGATTTCGGCCATCCGCATCAGCGGGGGACCGGCCTGCCCGAGCGCCTGCCCGAGCGCCTGGAATCCGGGCGCCAGCGCCGGCGCGGCCATCGTGCCCAGGTCGCGGATGCCGGTCAGTATCGGCTTGAGCACGTTCCACACGCTCGACACCATGGCCTTGAGCGCGGCGAACGATGCAATCATCTGGCCTGGACTGATACCGCGCAGCCACTCACCGAACCGCAACAGCTGCTCGTTGATCCCGCCGCCGACGCCGGCGAACGTGTCGGCCGCGGTGCTCGCGAACTGGATCAGCCCGCCGACCGCGCCGCTGATCCCGGACTCCCCGAGGAACTTCCCGAAGAACCGATCCGACGCGGCGAACATCTTGTCCAGCGCCGCCATGTTGGCCGGCGACGCGATCGCGCCGGCGACCTCAGATCCCAGCTTGCCCAGCGTGTCGACCAGGCCGGTCATGCGCGGCTGGATGCCGGCCATCAGCGACGTGAGCGACCCGAACGCCGGCGTGAGCGCGTTCGAGAACGTATCGGTGACGGCCATCTTGAGGTCGCGGAACTGTGTCAGCAGCGGACCCATCCGCTCGCCGATCATCTTGTTGAACGCCTCGTCGGCCGGACCCCAGACGTCCTTCATGGACTCCTGGAACGCCTTCGCGCCTTCGCCCAGACCCTTAAACGCCAGCTTGAGCGACCCGATCGCCGGCCCGAGCAGGCCGATCGCGGCGCCGGCAAAGACGCCGATCGCGGCGCCGGCCACGGTCAGCGCCGACACCAGCGCCGTCCCGATCTGCGTCGTGAGTGCGGCCATGACGCCAGTCGCCGCGACGCCGCCGATCGTCAGCGCGCCGAGCACCTTCGAGATTTTCGTCATGGTGCCGATCGCCTTCGCGACCGTCATCAGCACCAGCAGCGACGCGGTGACCTGCCCTATCGCGCGCGCAGCGCGCGCGGCCTGCGTCGCGGTGAACCCGAGCATCGTCGCCAGCTTGCCCAGGCCGACGCCGGTCAGCATCTTGAGGCTGCCGGCCGCGCCGAGCAGGGACAGCGACAGCCCGCGCGCCAGCTTCGACGACACGCCCAGGACCGTCGCCACGGTGCCGATGTTGCGGATCAGCCCGCGCGAATGGTCCGCGGCGCCACGGATGCCGGCGCCCATGGCGCCGACGAACGCGCCGATCCGCGTCGCCCCGGACCGCTCGAACCCCTTGCGGAACTTCTCGCCGAACGTCTTCCCGGACTTCTCCGCGTCGCGGTCGTCGACCGTCGGGTGGACCACCGCGTCGTCGTCGACACCGCGCAGCGCGCGCTTGATCCGCGGCCGCAGCTGCGACGTCTCCGGGAGAACTGTCAGCCAGTAAGTTCCCTGCATCAGCTGCCGCCCTTCTTCCGCGCCTCGCGCCGCTTCCGCTCGACGTATGCCGCCATGCGGCCTTGCCGCTTTCGCTCGAACTCTTCGACAGTCATCACGGTAGCCTTACCCAGCCCGGTCGACGCTGTTCCGTCGTTCTCGCGCTTCGGCCGCGGCAGCCGTTTCGGCCGGCGCCGGTTCTTCCGGCCGTCCTTGGTCTTCTGCCAGATCAGGTCGTGGATACCGTCGCCGATGATCGCCAGCAGGTAGTCCGTCGTGTTCCAGCCCTGCTCGAACGCGTGGAATACGGCGCTGTTCGGGGGTGCAGCGAAGATGATCGCGTGCAGGTCCGTCCAGGACAGGGTGCCGTCGTCGAGACGACTACGGCCACCCGTCACCTGGATAACGTCGCGTCTTACCGCCGCTTCCTGTTCGCGGCACGCCGCGCAGACCTGTTGGATTTTCCCGGTTCCAGCCCGCCGTCCTTGCCCCAGGCAGTCACGAACGCGTCGAACGCTGCGTCCTTCAACCGGAAAATGATCCGCTGCGCGTCCGGCGACGCGTGCAGCCGAAGGATCTCCTTCGTGCGCTCCAAGTCGGTCAGGTGCGCGTGTTCGATCACCCAGCCCTGCGGAGGCATCCCGTTTCCGCGCCGGATCGCGACGGTGGCGCCTTCGGAGAAGTCGCCGCCGCCTTCGCCCCATACGCCCGTCTCGAAGTCGTCGGCGTCGAACTTGGCGCAGAACAGCGGGGTTCCCGGCGGGTAGTCGCCGCCCCACTCGTCAACGATCGACATGGGTTCGTCGCCGTCGTCCAGGCCGTCGGCGTCCGGTGCGGTCGGTTCGGTGTCCTCGAACCCGACGTGCTCAGGCGCCGGCGCTGCGGCCGGCTGGTCCTGCGCGTGCGGGTCGAAGTCGACGTGCTGCGGCTGGTTGTCGTCGGACATGTGCTGATTTCCTCCTGGTGGGATCTGGTGGGTTTTCGGTGGGGTGGTGCAAGGTGCCGGCGCGCGCCCACCAGACCGCGCGCCGGCACCGGCTCAGCTAGGCAGCGATCCGCTGCCCGTCGTCGCTGTACTGCACGACGTGATCGCCGTTCGACCCGCGGTACACGCTGAACGTCGGCGCGAACGCCATCGGCTCGTTGTGGACCAGCGTTATGTCGTCAATGTCGCTCATCTGCACCAGTTCGGCGACCTGACGGATCATCTTGTCCTCGAAGAACGCGTCCAGAATCAGCGACGCGACCTTCGGCATCCGCGACCCGATGGCGACCTTCATCCGGTTGCCGTGCTCCGCGGTCGCCGCCGACGTCGACACGCTGCCGTCGCCGAAGATCATCGCGTTGACGTGCGGCGAAAGCACCTGGTACAGCGACATGCTGTATTCGATGCTGAACGCGCTTCGCAGCGCGCCGATCCGCTCGCCCGACCAGACTTCGATCGGGTCGGTGCTGCCGTCGATCGCGATGGTCACGCCGTCGCTGGACACGTAGCCCAGCGACTTGAACGCCGGGTCCAGCGGCTCGTCCACGTCTTCCGGCAGGGGGGTGCCGGCCGGCGCGACGTACAGACCGCCGGCCGTCTGCAACCCGGACGGGGTGGCGGCAAATACCTGGTTGTAGTCGCCGAGCGGCGACACGCTTCCGGGTGTGGGTGTGGTCATGGTGCGTTCCCTTCAATCGGTTTGAGTGCGACCGTCCACCAGACGGTCATCGCTTGCCCGAACAGCGGTTCGTGGTCCGGGTCTTGTAGATCCGACGGACCAGATACGTGTTCGGTGCCAGTGATCCACAGTTCGCCGACGTCCGGGAAAACGACTTTGACCTGTGCAGCAGCCAGCAGTGCTCCGTGCAGCAGGGTTCCGTGCTGCCCGACCTCGAACGCGTCTTCGTTGAACACGCGCGCCCGCAGCATGTAATCGGCTACGGGTCCGCGCCGGCGGCTGTCCAGCTGATTCAGCAGGACGTATCGGCGCGGTGTGCCGGCCGGCGTCGTTGCGCCGACTGGCAAGTATTCCTCTGTGATGCCGCGATCGGCCAGCCGGCGCGTGAGGTACGCGCGGCACGCGATCGCCGGTTCCATGGTCGGCCCGACCAGCGCCGGCCCAGTCATCGGACCCGGTTCGCGGCGCGTTGCAACGGCGCCGAGCGCGCTTCGGCCCGTTCGGTCGTGTCGTTGTTCGCCCAGACGTGCCCGCGGACGCGATCGGTGCCGGTCACAAGTTCCTGGTCGTATCCGTCGTCGCCGACGCCCGACGGGCTGCCCTCTTCGCCGGCGATCGCCTGCGCCACGACGCTGATCGTGCCGGTGATCCGGCCGACCTCCTGCCGGATGCCGAACTCGCCCGAGCGATCCCGGCGGATCTTCCGGTGGTCGCTGATCGGGATGCTAAGTCGCCCCATCGTTCGCCACCCTTCGCAGTTCGACCACGAACCCAGGCTTGAATCCGTATGGTCCCAGGTTCTCATCCCGGACCGGCGCGTTGACCTCGAACTTCCGGCCGTCCCACAGTTCGACCATGCTGTCTATCGGCCAGTCGCCCTCGTCGTCGGCCATCAGCAGTTCGGTCACGGTGCGGCCGGTCAGCTGCGCGGCCTGCGCTTCCTGGACGCCGGCGCTGTCGAACCCGCGGACCCGGCGCTTGCGGGGGACTGGCTCGCCGTAGCGCACTTGGCCGGCGGGGTTCTTGCCCAGCTTCGGCCGCGTCCAGTGCGTGACCTCGAACGGTTCGGGGACGATGAAGTCCGTCATGCCCAGCCGTTCGTGCGCTCGTAGAGCGGCAGCCGTTGGGTCAGGATCGCGCCGCAGCTGCATCCGCCGCCGAAGTAGATCGAACAGATTTCGGCGTGCTCGACGGTGCTCGTCGGCAGTGTGTCGATCGCGAACGCCGCGCCGCGATCTTCGCCGTCGGGCCGGCACAGCCGCTTGAGTCCGTCCACTTCCGACGGCATGAACATGACGCGACGAGGGGTTCGCGTGTCGACCGTCTGGCTGTAGGACATGCTCGACTGTGTGGTGACGGCGCCGCTGCCGGCCTCAGCCCAGCGGACGATCGCGCCGCGGACGATCGCCTTCGCGGCCTTGCGCTTCGCGGCCGGGAAGTCTTCGGCGAAGATGCAGGGCGCATGGATGAACGCGGTCCCCAGAGCGTCGTCGATCATGTCCTGCGCTTTCGCGTCGGTCACGGTGACGAAGTTCCGTAGGTCGGCCGGCGTGAGGGTCAGCGGACCCGGTGCGTCCGGGTTCTGGTCCTGGTCCTCGACGTCGATCGGTTCAGTCATGCGCCCTGCCTCCCGCTACTCGCTGTTGCCGGTGCGCGTGTCGGTCGATGCCGACCCGGTGGCGCCGGCCGCGCCGAGCGCGTTCGCCTCGGTGGTGACGCCATCGGCCGCGGCCTTCGCCGCCGCCTCGCGTTCGGCCTCGGCCTTCGCCGCAGCGTCGGCCGCGGCCTTCTCGTCGGCCTTGGCCTGCCGCTTCTCGGCTGCGGTCAGCTTCCGCGGCTTCTGCTCGTCGCCGTCGGGGTCGGCGTAGGCGCCGGTCCCCAGCAACTCGCTTGCGGTCGCGTCGTCCACGTTCACCGTGACGCCGGTGACCTGGTGCGTCAGTCGTGTCCCCATGTCGTTCGCTCCTTCCTGAGCAGTTCAGATGGTTGGGGGATCGCCTACGCCACGGCGTCTTCGATGACCACGAAGCGGTCGACGAAGACATACCAGCCGTAGACGATTTCGAGACGCAGCGCGATCTGGTTGTGCCGCTTGAGGTCGCCCTGCCCGTCGGGATCGCCGTACTTGATCATCTCGACGGGGATTTCGCGCTGGACGCCCCAGCGGATGCCGTCGGTGAAGTCGCCGACGATGCCGCGGACAGCCTTCGCCGCGGCCAGTTCGGCGCCGGCCTCGTCGCCGCCGCTCACGGTGTCGGACACGGATGCCCGAATGCCCTTGAACGCCGTCACGTCGATGCCCAGACCCAGTTCGGGGTACTTGTCGCGGCCGTCCTCGAACTTCGCCGTCGACAGATCCCACGCGATGCCCGGAGACAGCGCCAGACCGTTGACCTTCTTCGGGTGCGCGTTGGCGACCTGCAACCCGACCGCGGCCTTGATCAGTTCGTCGGGGGTCGCCAGCGTGGCCGGCGTGACCTCGACGCGCTTCGCGGTCGCGTTCACGTAGTTGTCCCACGCCACGATTTCCGTCCCGGTCAGCGGGTTGATCCGGTGGTACACGCCCAGATCCAGCGCGCGCGCCAGCGCCTCGGAACCCGATTCGGCCAGCGTTTCGAGCACTCCCAGCTGGTAGTCCTCGTCGGCCCACTGGACCTCTTCGTTGAACCGCATCGTGACCTGCGCCTTCTTCGGCGTGGCGGTCACAAAGTCGAACTCGCCAGTCGTGCTCGACTTCGGCTGGCCCTCACCGACGAACTCGGCCTTCGGCCGGCCGGTGAACGTGATGATGTCCTCGTTGCCGAACCGCTGCGGCTTCCGCGGCGACAGCGCCGCCACCGTGGACCCCAGTACGACGTCCTTCACCATGCCGTCGGCGATGTTCCGGGGCAGATTCTTGAGTTGCCCGGTACCGAATGTTGCCATGTGCGTTTGCCCTTCTCAGAGAGTGTTTGAGCAGGTCGCGCGGGTTATTCCTCAGAGCTACCGAACAGCGACTTCGCAAAACTCGCGTTCTCGTTCTCCGGGGGTTTGCCGTTGTTCCCGCCCTCTTGCTTGACGTAATTCTTCTTCTTCGGTCCCACGCCGCCGGACTTTTCCAGCAGCGCCTTGACCTGCTTCAACATCAGTTCGGGGGTGCCGCCGGTCAGGAACAGTTCGGCGTCGTCCTTGTCGATGCCGTGCAGTTCGACCAGGTGTTCGCGCAGCGACTCGGCGACAGCGGCCGGCTGTGCGTCGACCTTCGCCTGTAGCTCCGCGATCTTCTGCGCGTCCGTCTTCTTCGCGTTCTCGGCCTCGTCCACCTGTTGCGCCTTCGGCTTGAGAACCTTGTTCTCGTCCTTGACGCGGGTGTACGCCTTCACCAGCGGATGATCGTCCGGCAGGTTGTCGAAGAGTGGGTCGCGCTTGGACTTCCCGGCGTCGTTCCCGGCGCCGCCGTTCTGTCCGTCCTGGTTCTGCGTGTTGTTCCCTGCGTCGCCGGCGCCGTTCGCGCCGTCGCCGCCCTGGTTGGCGGTGTCGCCCATGATGCTGTTCTCCCGATTCGGGTCTTCTGGTGGGTCCGCCCGGTTCGGTGCGGATACCAGCAGGTTAACCCGTCTCGCGCTCAGCGGACAGGAATGCCTGCCGCGCCGGCGACGCCGCGGTGCTCAGTTCGAGCATCGTCATGTGTCCGCGGAACCAGATCCGGCGCAGCAGCGGCCGGTCGTCGCCGTAGGGGTTCGGGTCGCCCAGCTTCGAGTTTTGGCCGGCGCGCAGCGCCTCGACGTACTCCGCGGTCGTCACTGTAGGTAGTCCTGGTTCTGCACGGTGCGGCGCGCGAAGTTGTCGTCGCCGTCCAGGACCATCTGCCGCATGACTGGCAGCGTAATCCGGCCGTTGGCGTCGAACCAGGCTGCCATTTCCTCGCTCATCACCTTGCGCGCCTGAGCGTCTGAGCAGTACCACAGCTGCAACGGGTCGAACTTGCCTTCGTACTGGCGTCGCACCATGACGCCGTTCGTCTCGGCCTCGGCCAGCTGGTAAGCCTTGTGGACCTCGTAGCGGAACACAGCCCGTAGCGTGTCCTCGAACCCGTCGCCGGACACTTCGGCCGACCGCATGAACTCGCGCTTGCGGATGGACACCAGGACGTCCTGGACGGCGCGGCCGGTGCGGCGCGCGACGACTTCGGCTTCGGCCTGGTGGTAGTCCTCAATGGTCGCGTCGTCGTCGACCAGTTCGGCGATTTCGTCGAAGATCGCCTGCTGTTCGGCCTCGCGTTCGGCCTGCCGGCGCGCCCGCAGTCGCTCGTTCTTCTCGGCCAGCTTCGCCAGCTGCTCGTCGGCCTTCGCGCGCCGATCCATCTCGGCGCGCTCCACCGCGTCCATGACGGTCGCCGCGTATTCGATCGCCTCGTCGTCGCCGGTGGCACAGGCAGCCTCGAACGCGTCGACCGCCTTCTGGATCGCAGCGTCGCCGGCCGCGCGCAGTTCAGCTTCGACGTCGGCCGGCTTCCGCCCGGTCTTGCGCTTCGGCTTCGGCGCCGCGATCGGCTCGTCGGCCGTGCCGTCGGCGATCGCCGCGTCCAGCGCGGCCTGCGCGTCCTCGACGGCCTTCCGGCGCGTGAACTGCCGCTGCGATCGCTTCGCCGCCGCGGCCTTGCTGTTGCCCTGCGCCGTCTTCCGCGTGTCGGGTTCGGCCTGCAACCGCTTCGCCTCGGCCAGCGCGGCGCGCAGCTGGTCGCCCTTCGTGCGGATTTCGGCCGGCGCCTCGTCCGGTTCGAGCACGTCGAGCGGAACGCCGGCCGCGATCGGGTCCGGTGTTTCCGCTGGTCGCTGCTCGAGATTTTCCGCCACGGCGTCGGCCGCGCGGATGCGTTCGAGCGCGGCGAAGTGCTCGTCTTCGGCTTCCAGCCAGTCCGCGATCGCGCCGGCCGTCGGGGTAGTGACGGCCGGCGCGTCGTTCGCGGTGACAATCTCGGCCGGCGCCCGTTCCAGCGCCAGCTGCGCCGGCGCCCGTTCGATCGCCAGCTGTCGGTCGGATGCCTCGGCGTCGTCCAGTTCGACGACTTCGACGTCCAGCGGTTCCTGTTCCAGTTCGGCCGGCTGGTCGAGACGTTCGGACCGGACCCGGATCGGTGCGCGCTGCTCGTCGTCGTCGCGGCGCCGGCGATCGCGGCCGTCGAGCGCGTCGAGCGCCTGCCGGATCGTGTTCGCCGCCACCCGCGCGTCCGCGCCGGCCATCTGCGCCGCATTGGCGACGTCCTGGACGTGGTTCGCCAGCGATCGGACGTCGCGGATCGGCGCGGTGACCTTCGTCGGGATCTCGCCGACAGCGCCGACCAGGTTCGTCGCCGACTCCACGCCGGCGCGCGCCCGGTCGACCAGCGCGGTCGCCTCTTCGTGCAGCGCGATCGCGCGTTCGGTCGCCCGGTTCGCCCGTTCCCACAGCCCGCCGTCGCCGCCGCGGTCGTCGAGCGCCCGCCGGCCGGCGTCGGCCAGCCGGCGCGCGTCCTCCGCGATGCCCTGCACTTCGTCGATCAAGTGCTGGACGTCATCGACGATCTGCTTGGCGCCGTGCGCGATGCCGGCCGTGTCGCGGACCGTGCGTTCGGCCACCCTGGTCACGGTCGCGGCCTTGCCGGTCACCACCGCGGCCGATCCCAGCGCGCGTTCGGCGTCGTCGACCAGCTTCTTGACCACGCGCAGCGCCGGATACTCGTCGCCCAGCAGCGCGTCGGCGAAGTCGACAACCTGCTTCACGACGCCGGCCACGGTCGCGGCCTTCGACACCACCTGGTCGGTTCGGACCGCGACGTCCTTCGCCTGCTTCACGACGTCGCGCGCCGGCGCCACCAGTTCGTCCGCGCGCGCCGCGTTGCGTTCGGTCAGGTGCCGCGCGGACACCAGCGCCGACTGGTCCAGGTCCACGACGTCCGGCCCAAGCTGCTCGTTCGGCCGGCGCCGCATCCGGTCGCCGGCGTCCTGCCGCTCGCGGCCGATCGCTTCCATGCGCGCCGCGATCGTCGCCGGCGGCAGCAGCCGGCCGTCCTCGTCGCGCGATACCGCGTAGTAGTCGTCCAGCCATTGCGGCAGGTAGTCCGGGGGAACGTACTCGGCGCCAGGGCGCAGCGGGACCACGATGCAGCGACAGAAGTCGTGTCCGACCTCGAACTTGCGGTGCGGTGTCTGGCTGGCTGTCTCTTCGGTCCGGTACAGACCCGGCGCGCCGCCGTGCCCTTCGGTCAGCGCGCGGGTCGCCAGCATCCGGCAGAACCCGCACGCGCCGGCGCGCGCGTGCCGGACCCAGCGCGTGCCCGGTTCCTGCTCCGCGTTGTTCAGGATGGTTTCGCGCGCCTGGTTGAACATCTGCCGGCGGGAAGATCCGACCAGCGCGTTGCCGGGGTTCGGCTGTGTCAGCGCCCAGCGGCCGTTCGCGGCCAGCTGCTCGACGTCGGGCAGATCCGCCGGCGACGCGTAGAACGCTTCGTCCGCGGTCGTCGGCTGGTCCTCGTACCAGGTCGCGGCGAAGTCGCCGGCCGTCGCCAGATACGGCGAAGCAATCTCCGGGTACGCGTCGGACACGTAGCGCATCGCGTCGCGCTGGTCCAGCCGCGCCAGCGCCTTCGTGATCTTCTTCGCTTCACGCCCGAGCGCGTCGGCCAGCCGGACCAGGGCGCCCTGGAACTCAGGCGCCCCGGTTGCCATCGACCGCAGCCAGTCGTCGGCCGGCCGGCAGCGCCCGCTGGTCCACTTCGCCGTCGATCACGTCCGGCTGGTCCTCTTCGGGAACCTCTTCGCCGGCGCCGCCCTGCGTCAGCGCCTCGACGACGTTCGTCACGCCCAGGCGCCGCTTCTCGGCCAGCGCCCGCTTGATCTGCTGCGCGTCCAGCCCGAGCAGTTCCAGCCCGACGGTCGTCTCTTTGAGCCATTCCGGCCCGCTGGACAGCTGCTTGCTGCCGGCGTCGGCCTGCGCCGCGCGCGACAGGTAGACCGGCGACCGGAACTTCGCGTCGATCGACCGATACGCCTCCGGTATCCCGTCCTCGTTGTTCAGCATCGCCAGCCCGCGCTGGAAGCTGCGCCGGAACGCCGGCGCCCAGTCGTCCGTCGCGCCCTCAGCCTCGGCGATCAGATCCTCCCGCGCCGCGATATACGCGTCCGGCGACGTCGGGTTCGCCCGGTTGGAGAACCCCAGCGACTCGACCGGAATCGACGTCTCGCCGCTGAACATCATCGCGATCTGCTCCATCATGCGGATATGCGGTTCCGGCGACGACGCGGGGAACTGCTTCACGTCGGCCCGAGCGCGCGCCGCTTCCGGCTCGTCGGGGTCGTCGGGCAGCGCGAACACGCGCGCCAGCGCGATCTGCCACGCCTGCCGGACCGTGCCGTCGGGGTTCTTGAAGTTCGCGGCCTGCGCGCCGAGCAGGATCAGCTGCGGGAAGCTGTAGACGTCGGCGTGGCCGTCCATGCGGATCGCGGCCTTGATCGCGCGCCGGTGCAGCGACATGACCGGCCGCGTGATCCGGCTCGAACCCATCGTCCGGTCCTCGCGCGGATGGTAGGGCAGCACTTCGACCGGCACGCCGTAGCTGTGCGTCTGGACGTCGCTCGACCAGGTGCCGTCGGCCGGATCTTTCCGGCTGGTCACGGTCACGCCGTCTTCGTACAGCGCGATCGCCGTCGGGTTCCCGGTTTCGTCGTCGCGTTCGAGAATCGACAGCAGCCGGTCCATCCGGTTCGCGCGCGCGTTCCAGTCGCCGGTGGCCTGTAGCGCGCTCTTGACGTGGATCAGGCTGTCGGGTTCGCCGTCGTCGGGGTCGCCGTCGGTGTTGATCAGGAACGCCGGCCCATGGATCAGGCTGGACACCATGCCGTTGTTCGCCTTCGTCGCGAACCAGTTGTCATCCCACAGCTTCGTCCCGCCGATGCTGTCCAGGTCGCCGTCCGGCCAGAAGAACTCGTCCAGGTTGCAGCGCCGCGCCAGCGTGTCGACCGACTTCGCCGACCAGCCCAGCACGGTCGCCGTCCGCAGATACTCCGGGGGAATCACGGACCCGATGGATTCGATCGCGTACTTGCAGTCGTAGAACGCTGCGCGCAGCTGGTTGCGCGGGGTCCGGTCGACCAGCTGGTCATACAGCCGGTTGATCGTGTCCACCACGTCGTCGTTCAGGTCCGGGATCGAAAACTTGAACCGCTCCGACGTCAGCGCCTTCTGGACGTGCGACATGCGGCCCGCGATCCGCTGCGCCCGCCGCGTCGGCCGTCGTACTGGTGAAGTCACAGGACCACCGCTTCCCTATCCGTCGCCATGCCGGCCGCGGCGCGTCGCGCGGCTCGTTTGTTCCTCGTCGCAGCGTAGAGTGCCAGCGTCATCGCGACGGCCTGCTGGATCTGGCTCGACGGGTTGCGCCGATCCCAACCCCAGCCGCCGGCGCCACGGATCGGCCGGCGCCGGCCCTCCTTCACGACTGCATTCGTCACGCTGTCCTGCCCTCCATGTGTCAGCGTGCCAGCTTTCAGCCGATTCTCAACGGCGCCGCACGCTGCGGCCATCTGCGGCGCGTTCGTCACGACCAGATTCACGCCGCGGTTCTGTAGGTCGATGATCAGCGACGCCGCCGGCGATTCGCTGTCGATCACGACGAACGTCCGCCGGCCGGCGCGCCGCCATGCCGACTCGACCCAGTTCAGACACGCTTCGGTGTCGTCGCCGGCCCAGACTTCCTCGGTGTGCGCCTGGTCGCCGTCCAGCCAGCACGCGTTCACCGACAGCAGCCGGCCGTGCGACATGTCGATACCGAACCCGTTCGGCTTCGTCCCGTCGGCCGGCCCAGTCGAGAACAGCCGGCGCCACCGCGCCGTCGTCACGATCGGCCGGTTGATGTTCTTGTCCCAGATGCCCAGCGCCTCGCGCAAGAACGACTCTTCGGTGAGGTTCTTCCGCATCCGGCGGATCGCCTTTTCGCCGGTCCGGTGCGGGTAGGACGGGTTCGCTTTCCGCAGCTGCGCCCGGTCGTCGGGGTCGGCGCCCTCGTCCGCGGAGAACTCGACGTACAGCGTGCCTTCGGCCTCGCCGTCCAGCGCGTCCTGCCGCAGCATCGCGAACACTTCGCCGTTGTCCGTCGGCCGCGGCGGGGTGCCCGTCATCAGGATCAGCGGGTTGGCGACGGTGTTCATCGTCGGGATCAGGTCGTCCATGGCCTGATTCGTGACGCGCTGCGCCTCGTCGAGCACCAGCACGCCCACGCCGGCGAAACCCAGACCGAACCCATGTTCGCGCGCGCCGAACAGGATTCGGCTGCCGTTGCGGAGATAGATCCCCTTGTCGCCGCGCGACTCACTGATCCGGCGGATGATCGGCCCGCCGACCCCGCCCAGCAGCGGGTTGTTCTCGCACATCGCCTTGAAGCTGTCGAACGTCTCTTCCGCGGTCTTCGTGCGGTGCGCCGTCCAGATCACGGTCAGCCGCGGGTTCAGCAGCGCCAGCGCGAACACGATGCAGCCGACCAGGTACGTCTTGCCGACCTGCCGCGGAATGCTGATAACCGACGTGTCCGCCGCGTAGTAGCCGGCCGTGTCCAGCGCCAGGATCAGCCGGCCCAGCCCGTCCTGCCAGCGGTCGAACGTCCAGCCGATATTCGAGCACGTATCGCGGACCTTCGGCCACGCCGTCGCCACGATCCCAGTCGGCGGGATGACGTGCCGCGCGACCTCGGACAGCTTCGGCCCGTCCGGCGGCTTCGTGGCCGGCCGGTGAGCACCAGTCGGACCCGCAGCAGGGCGCCGCGGTGTCGGCCGGCCCTTCTTCGGCGTCCGCGTCTTAGATGGCGTCTGCGTCCCAGGACTCATTCGGCGTATCTGCTATGGCTGTCTTCGGCGCGACCGGCGCCGCCTTCTTCGGGTTCAGCGCGTCGATCTGCGCCTGGACTTCGAGCACCTTCGTAGCGGCAGCAATCACGTCCCGCGGGTGCGATCGCGGGTCATCCATCTGCGCGGCCAGCTTGTCGCGCACAGCTTCCAGAAACGTCTTCTTCGACAGCTTCGCGGCCTGCGCCATCGTCCGCGCACGCTTCGCCGGCGCCCGCTTCCTCGGCGGGGTCGGCGCAGCCTCGCCATCCTTCACGGCCCGCAGCGGCGGTTTGCCGGCCATCGCGCCTCCGATCGTTTTCGGTTTTTCGGGAAAGTCAGGGGGGGCGGCGCCA